CGACGGTGTAGCGGCGGCTTCATTAGCAACTGCGGATCTTTCTATCGTAATGTCACCAGAATTTGCTGGATATTGCGTAAAAAGAGAACCAACAGTTAAAATGTTCAACGACGTAGATCAAGACAACCACCAAATGGTTGCAACAGTAAGAAACGGATTCACTCAATTAAGAGCATCTGCTAACACAGATCCTTCTTTTGCAAGAGCAATCGCGGCTTCTGATTCATTCAATGCTAACTCAACAGTAGCGGCAAGTTTAGATCACTTCTCAACTTCAGTTGCTTCTTTGAGAAAAGATAATGCTCCTACTGACGGTGCAGGTTTCTACATGGCTGTAGTAACACCAGCCCATGAACTAGCATTAGCCAAAGAACTTAACGGTGTAGGCGGAATTGCTTCAGGGTCAATTGGTAGTGTAGCACAAGATCTAGCGAACGAAGCCTTGTTACAAGGTATGATAGGTCAGGCAATTGGATGTCAATTTATTAGAAGTAATAACTTACCAAGTGGTTTAGCCTCTGCGTAAGGATAATAGTATAGAGAGATAATATGGCTTTTGTAATATCAGGTGGAGCAGTAGTAACATATGCTGAGGCATTAGACGTCAGAGATAAAGATCAACGCCTTTTTGAAGGCAATGAGATTGATTTCACCAATGTGCCGGACAATCCTGGTAATTTAGACAATTATATTGAAGACCTTACTATTAAAGCAACTGCAAGAATCAATGAAAAGATCAGGCAGAGTGCTAGATGGCGTGAATATTTGGGATTCGCTGGTGCTGGATATGACAGTATTAATGATCTCCCGGAGTTCAAAGGCATCAATATTAAGAGTAGACAAAGCGATTTTACTGACATGTGTGCATACTATACACTGAAAGAGTATTTGTTGCCCAAAGTTGCTGATTTTGGTAATCCAGAATCATCAGAAGTGCAAAAAATACAGTATTATGATGACAAGTTTAATGATCTATTTAGAGAATTAACAAATGTGTTTGATTATTACGACAGTGATGAGGATGGCACCGTTGAGTCAGACGAAAAGATGGTTAGATTCAGTCTAACTAGAAGAACACGTGGTCGCAGAAGTGTTACTAGGGTAAGATAATGGCATTTAGAGATACTCTCAAAGCAAATTTGGACATAGCACTAGCATCTACTAACGTAAGTGTTAGTGCTGAGCTTCCATACACAAGTGCTGGAGAGCCTCTTTATCAAAAAAACATGAAGTTTGTGTATATTGATGAAGATAATATTTCTAAAACTGTTTTATTCCCCACATTAGATAAGTCTAATGTTACAGAAACTACTACTACAGTAACAGCATATTTGGCAGTAGATGCCAAAAATGATTTAAGTGACATTGACACAATAATTAGCAGTATTCTAAACAGCAGAAATGCTATTACAGGACAAACTGTTAATGAATGTGAAATGGAAACTGATATAGAAGGCGATATATTGACCTATACATTTAATTATAATTTTATTACGGTATAATAAAGGAGAAACACCATGCCAGCAACACCAATTAATGTAAGTGCCGCCAATGAGGCAGTCTTACATCTATCAGCAACTAGTGCCGATGAAGCAAATGTTTCAGCAAACGCATTAGTTGTTCCAGGTATGCAGGACATTACTGTTAATAATTCAACAGGTGTGTTTAGATTTAAAACTTTAGACTCAACTGCTGAATCGGCAGTTACAACTCCAGCAACTAACCAATTAAGTCTCAACTGTATTGTTGATTCTACAGCATTCTTCGGAACCGCAGTCAGTGGCGATGACGATGCTAAAGAAAATGGCTTATTCGGTGTAAGTAAAGCAAAAACCAAAGTATTCTTTAATGTTTACTTTGATGGAACAGATTCAACATCCAAATTCCTTTCAGGATCAGGATTTGTATCTGGCTTAGCACCAACGGTTAATATGGATAGCCCAGTTTGGGTAACTCCTGTAACTATTGAGGTAGATGGAGACTTTACGGAACATGAAGTTTCGTAAGGGACATTAACCAATTTTGTGGGGGGTTTTTACCCCCTACATTTTAGGAGAACATATGAAACAAAGAACAAAAGATCGTGCTAGAAAATGGCTTGAAACAGCCAAAAGTAAAGATACTTTCAGTATCGATACCGTGCCACATACAAAAAAAGAGATTGAAGATCTTTTAGGTGGCAAACCAGTAGCAGATCACAAAGAACAAATAAATACAGATATACAGGAAGAAAGTTATGGAGATATGGAACAGGAACACGACGAAGGACATACTGAAGAGTCTTGAAAGTGAACTAGCCAAAGCAGTTAATGAACTTAACTGTGCAAAGAGAGATGTAGACAAAGCATCAAGTCGTGTAGCATTCTGTTTAACAGGATTACATGAATTAAAACATAGAGATATAAAGGAGTAAGATATGAAATTAGCAGAACTAAGCAAAAAACCAGAATTAATCAAAATCACCCTTAACAAAAAAGAAATTGTTGAGAAATACGGTGACGAAATAGAATTTCACATATATGACAGACAGCCTTTGGATGTGTTTACTAAATTAGCAAACGCAGAAAAAGACATGACTGGCATGACTGAAATGATACAGGATATGATATTAGATGATTCAGGTAAAAAGATTGTTAATGACGACAAAGTATTACCATTAGATGTATTAATGGAATGTGTCACAGAAATAAGCACTAGACTGGGAAAGTAACTACCCATAGAATTCGAGAGGGTAGTGCAGAAACAAATCTATTGTTGTTGCTGGATGCTATGGGTAAACGTTATGGAAAATTACCCAGTGAATTATTCTTAAAAGCAGACACATTTGATCTAATGGTTATGGATGTTGCTATAGGTTATGAGCAAATATTATTAGATAAGCAAAATAACAAAGTAAATCCTAGAAGTTATGATGAAGATGAGTTAATGGAAAGATTAAACAAAGTGAGAGCAAATGAGAATTAATGCTAGTAAATTTTTTGATAGAATGGAAGAATTAGAAGAACTTCCAGAATTAACTATGAAAAAAAGTTATATTTTTTATAGAAGTGAAACACCTATAAGAAGTGGTAATGCTAGAAATAAAACTAAAAGAAACGGCCTCACATTAAAAAGTAACTATGGATACGCAGGTAGGTTAGATGAAGGTTGGAGTAAACAAGCACCAAACGGATTTTCAGATCCTACTATAGATTACATAGAAAGATTTATTAAGGATAGGGCAGGTAAAATATAATGGCAAAAGATATTAGAGTAACATTAGAACTTGATAACAGTAAGTTTAATCGTTCTATAAATCAAAGTAAAGGCCAAGTAAAAGGATTTGAAACATCAAGTGTAGCAAGTTTTGGTGCTATAAAAACTGCCTTCTTAGCAATTGGGGGAGCCGCAGTTGTTAAAAATATTATATCAATAGGACAAAGTTTCCAGGACTTACAAACAAGTCTTAATTTTGTTACAGGCGGTGCTGAAAACGGTGCTATAGCATTTGATAATTTAACTAAGTTAGCAACACAAACACAATTTGGTGTTGAAGAACTTGTCCAAAGTTTTATTATTTTACAAGGATCAGGTATTGCACCAACAAATGATCTTTTAATTACATTTGCCGATACTGCCGCTGTAGCACAAGACCAAATAGGTGTTTTAAACAGTTTAGTAAGTTTATTCTCAAGGGTAACCAGTAAAGGTAAATTGGAACTTGAAGATCTAAACAAAATTGCTGACAGAGGTATTCCTATTTTCAAAATACTTACTGATCAGTTTGGTAAAACAATTGAAGAAATAAAAGAACTTGCTAAAACACCAGAAGGACAAGCAGAACTATTTGCAGGTATTGAAGAAGCCTTAGAAAGAACATATGGTGGTTTATTGCAAGAAAAATTAAAGAACTCCAGTATTGCATTCAGTAACTTGGAAATTGCCGCACGTAGATTAGCAAGTGCATTGTTTACAAATTTAGGATTAGATAGCACCAGTGCTATTGAAGGATTAACAGATGCAATCAATAAATTAGCAGACAACACAGCCGCTTTAGAAAGTTTAGGTAGAGCCTTATTAGGAGTAGGTGTTGCATTAGCAAGTTTTGGTGCATTACGAGGTGTAACAGCATTACTAAATTTGTTCCAAAGAGGCATAACAGGTTTAGTAGGAATACTTATTGGCGGAGGAGCAGGTGGCATTGGTATTGTATCAGCATTCCAACAATTAATAGGAACTAATAATAAAGGTCTAATAGGATTAGGTGGTAAAATTGTAGATACATTTCCTAAAGCAACAGGTTTAAGAAGAATATTTGTTGGGTTAGGACAAAGTGTATTCAGTGTAGCAAGTAAATTTGGTAGTTTAGCCCGTGTTTTATTAAGATTTGCAGGTCCAGTAGGTTTAGCATTTGCTGTATTTGAAGGATTTAATTTTGTTCGTAAAGCATTTTTTGGTGCAGAAGAAGCCGCAGATGAACTGTCAACATCTTTAGACAATTTAAATAATTCCACAGAAGGAACTGAGGAAACAATTGAAACAGTAAAGGATGCTGTTGGGGATTTCCTTAAAACATTAGATGACAAATTAGTTACTATAGACAACTTCAATAAAGCAATGGATGAAGTTGAAAAAATATTTGGCAGTGACAAAACAGTCAAAGGACTATCTAATTATAATCGTGCTGTTCAGGGTGTTAGAAATGCATTTATTGATGTTGTTAAACCAATGGAAGATGCGGCCGAAGAAGCAAAAAAACAACAAGAAATACAAGATGAATTAGCCGCTAAATTAAGACAAGGTGAACAAGCAATACAAAAATTCAGAGATTCGTTTACTGGTCAAATATTAACAACTGATGAATTAAATGAAAAACAAAGTGAACTAAATGCATTATTAAGCAAGTATCCTGAATTAGCAGAAGCAATAGCAAAAGCACAGGATGATTTAGATAAAGCATTCAGTAAAAATGAAGGCCTAAATAACTTTATAGATAATTTAGCAAGAGCACAAAAAACACTAAGTGAAGACTTAGCAAATGCTTTATTAGAAGGTGAAAAACCTTTAGAAGCATTTAAGGACTTCTTTAAATCCATAATAAGTCAAATATTAGCAGATATATTACGTTTAATGATTATACAACCAATACTAAGTTCTATATTTGGTGCATTCGGATTACCAATAACATTTGGTCCAGGTGGTAGTATTACTAGAAAGAAAGCAGTAGGTGGTCCTGTAATGAAAGATACACCTTACATAGTTGGAGAAAGAGGACCAGAGATGTTTGTGCCTAACCAAGCAGGAAGTATAATGCGTAATGATCAAATGGGCATGGGCGGTGCAGTTACATATAATATAAATGCTGTAGATGCCAGAAGTTTCCAACAACTGGTTGCAAGTGATCCTGAATTTATCTTTAGTGTAACAGAAGCAGGCAGACGTAGAATACCAGGGAGATTTTAATGAGTTTACAAACAATAGTAGATAACGCAACGTTTTTAAACATAAACAAAAGACGTGTAGTTGCATCAAGTATAAGTCGTAGTGGACATTATAAAACAGCAGAAAGATCTCCATCACCTTATAGTTTTACTGTAGGAGCACCACAAGGATTTACATATTCCACAAACAGAGATGTATTAGAAGACTTAGATACTACAGACAGAATAACAGAAGTGCAAATAAACATAGGTGCAACAAATAGTAAATTAAGTTACCTTACAGATTATCAGGGCACTTTAAATTCATCACAGGTATCACAGATTACTTTAAATTCAGTAAGTGGTGCAAACATATTTTTGGATACAACAGGTGTAGGTGGTTCTCCAAGTGGAGATATGTTTAAAAAAGGTGACTTTATACAATTGGACGGTAATACATCAACATACAGATATCCTTATCAAGTTACCAGTGATGTTGCATTTAGTAGTGGTAATGTTACAGTTCCTGTGCATAGACCAGTATTAAGTCAAACAGGAGTAGCATTGACAAGTGGTGGTATTGCAGTAGGAAACAACGTAACATTTCAAGTTAAATGTGTAAACATGCCTACATATACAGTAGTTCCACATGATTTAGTGGAATTTTCCGATAATTTTGAATTTATTGAAGTAATTATATAATGAGCACAAATATACCAGCAGTTCAGGGCACTCACATATATCCAGTAACACTTATTGACTTGGATTTGAACGGAAATGTGTATTATTTAAGTGATGCATTCAAAACTTTTACTGTGGACAGCAATGATTACACAGAACTAGGTGCATTTTTAAGTTTATCTGCAATAGATGACAACTTAAGAGTAACAAATGGTGATATTTCTGTAACATTAGCAGGTATACCAAGTAGTTCAACAGGTTCTGAAGTAAATTATTTGCAATTGATACTTACTGAGCCCATAAAAGGCGGTAATATCACTATAAAACGTGCATTTATGGATACAGAAACTGATTTATTGGATACTGGTAATGTTTATACACGTTTTAAGGGTGTAATTACAAATTTTAACATAGGTGAGGACTTTAATTTTATATCTAAGAAGAATGATTATAGTGTTACAGTCACATGTGCAAGTATTAACACACTTTTGGAAACAAAAATATCAGGACAAAGAACAGATCCCACAGATAGAGCAAGATTCTTTTCAAGTGACCAAAGTTTTGATAGAATACCAGACTTAAAAAATATAAGTTTTGATTTTGGTAAAGAATATGTGAAACCCAGCACTTATGGTAGCAGTAGTAACAGTGGAAGAGCCGGATCTGGTAGAAACGCAAGAAGATAATGAAAGTTAGATCAGCAACACAAAAAGATTGGCCAGATATAAAAAGGTTAATGATAGATTTTGCAAATTTTAATCCTGTTAAGGATCTACAAAATCCAGATTACAATCCTAAACATGTGGATACAGTATTGGATTATATTTGTAAAAAAGGTGTTGCAGTTGTATGTGAACACAATGGAAGGGTCATAGGAATGCTTTTAGCGACCATACAGGGCGACTTATGGTTACCACATATAAAACGCATGACTGAAGTAGCATGGTGGGTAGAAGAAGAATACAGGGGAACTACAGCAGGTGCACGATTATTAAAATATTATATGGGTGTGGGTATAGAAATGAAAGATCAAGGATATATTAGTAGTTTTACTCTTACAACACTAGCAACTACACCGGATTTAAAGTTAGATAAAAGAGGTTGGACTCCAATAGATTTCAACTGGGTATTTGAAGGTTAAGATATGGCAGTATTTACGGCAATAGGAACAGCAATAGTAGGTGCAATTACAGGTGCCGGCTATGCCGCAACAGCGGCCGCAATCGCGGCTGGTAGTTTAGGAACTACTTTAGCAGTAGGTGTGATAAGTGGTGGTTTAGCCTACGCAACTGCAAAAGTTACTGGTGTATTTGATCCACCAGATATAAGCACACCTGCAGACCAAGGTGTTAAAATACAAGTAGCACCAGATACAAATAATAAAATAGGTGTTGCTTATGGTAGAAACTTTATGAGTGGTCCTATTACAGATATGGCTATATCCAATCAGAATGATACTATGCATTTCTGTATAACATTAAGTGAACAAGTAGAGGGTGCAACATATACTGTTAATGAAATATTCAGAGACGCCGCAACACTTAATTTTGCCAGTGGTAATGCAACAGTTCAAAGTGTAACACAACAAAACCAAAGTGCAGAGAAAGAATTTGAAGGTAAAATTAGAGTAAGAGTATATGCTGGTAGCACCAATAGTGCTGATCAAATATTTCCAACATCAGGAGCCGTAGATGCAACTACAATGATGCCACATTGGACAAATACAACTGCTTACAGTATGGAAGACTTGGTATTTGCTATGATAGAAGTAGACTATGATGCTGAAAATGGTCTTACAAGTTTAGGTGGATTTAGTTTTGATATCACTAACAGCATTAGTAATCCAGGAAATGTTCTTATAGATTATCTTAACAATGAAAGATATGGCTGTGGTCTCAGTAATGACATAATAGATGTAAATTCTATTACAGGAACTGGTAATGCACAATTATTTGGTTACAGTAATACTAGTGTAACATACGAAGATAATACAGGTGCTAATGTAACACAACCTAGATATGCAATAAATGGTTATATCAGCACATTTAATGATTGTGCAACTAATATCAAAAAAATATGTGATGCCTGTGCAACATTCTTCCTGTTTGATACAAAACAGGGTAAGTTTAAAGTAATACCTAACAGAACAAGTTCCAGTGTGTTTAGTCTCAATGACGACAACATAGTTAGTAAAATACAAGTAAGTAGCACTGAATTATACAGTTTATTCAATGGTGCAGATGTGGAGTTTGCAGATCAAAACAGACGAGATCAAACAAACAGCATAAACATATCCACACCTAGTGTAGATAGAAATCCAAACGAACCAGACAATGTAATTAAAATGCGTATTGATTTGATTAATGATAACATTAGAGCAAGCCAATTAGCAAATATAGACCTTGCACAAAGCAGAAACGGTATGGTAATACAGTTGGAAACTGATTTTTCCGGTATGCAAATAGATGTAGGTGATATTGTGGATATTACAAATACAGATTTTGGCTTTAGTGCAAAAGAGTTTCGTGTAATGAAACATCAGGAACTTATCAATGAAGGCGGTATGACCACATGTGCCCTTACACTATTAGAATACAATCCAGATGTATATAGTGACCCAGATGTAGTTGAAACAAGTGTCCAGGGAACAGTTGAAATACCCAGAATACCACAAATTGTTACACCTCCTCCTATAGTATTCAAAAATATTATAGCAGATGTAGACACATTTGAACTAACAACTACTGCCAATGTAGCAGGCACAGGTGCTATATTTACAGTATTTAAGGACCCTGCAACAGCAACTTACACCGATGTTATCATTGATAATGGTGGTAGTAATTATACTAACACTGACACTATTGAAGTTAGTGGTTCTAATTTAAGAGGTATAGATCCTGATAATAATTTAACGTTTGAAATCGCCACTGTTGATGGTGGAGGAACTATTACTGGATTAGCAAATGTATCAGGTAATGCAAGTGTATTCAAAGCAGAAACATATGGTCAAAGTGTAACCAGAGATGCCATAGCAAACATCAGTGTAGGTGGTCAAATAGAAGATAAACCTGCAGATGTAACAAATTTATCTAATAATAATACATTTATAAACTTGTTTAGTGTTAGAAGTTTAGATTTAACAACTGGTATTGGTATTGAACCAGGTGATTATAGTTTTATTAGTGGAATAACACCTATAGGAACTTTACCTGCAGGAACAACTGCTAATGCAGGTATTAGAGCAAATGTAAATATAGAATATGCTAATGGAGATGTTCAAACAGAAACTTTTGATACTATATCACTAAATTTTGATACAATACCAACAATTTTAGAAGCAAATAAAAAGATTACCATAGGTTCAGGTGCTGTTAGTGGTAATGTTGTATTACAGGGACTTACAACATTATCTAATAATCCATTATCACAAAAAGGATTTCAAAGCATACGTTACGATATGATAAGGATCAACAAAGGAGATGTATTCTAATGAATAGATATGTAGTTTACAATACCTCAACAGGGCATATTGAAAGTATGCTTACACTTAGTGACAAAAGCAAAGCCCTAATGCAATCAGATAACCCTAATACTGGTTTTTTGTTAGCAACAGTATCAGATGTAAACAAATATTGCGTAAACGTAACCACAGACCCTCACACAATTGAATCCAAGCCTATACCTACTGTAAATATAGCAGAATACATAAGAGATTTGAGAAGCAAATATTTAAAACTCAGCGACTGGACACAAGGTGCTGATTCTCCATTATCAGACACAAAAAAAGCCGAATGGGCAACATACAGGCAAGCACTAAGAGATTTACCAGCAAATGCAGACAGTTATGCTACTATTGATGACATAGTGTGGCCTAGTAGACCTGCGTAAATCTACAAAATAGATAAATATAACAATAGACAACATTTTATTACAACACATTGTGATAATCTTATCCTACAGGAGCGAGTATGTCAGGCAGATTTTTAGACTTTAAAAGTTATTTGGGCGGAGCAAACAATGTCCTTTTCTTGGAAGCCTTTCCAAGAACGCAAAAAACATATACTTATGATTTCAATACAGATGTAAGTGCATATACATTTAGTGCTGATTATCAATCATTATTATTAAATTCAGTAACCTACAACAACATAACAGGCGAACCAAACCTAACAGATACCACAGTTAGTGGTTATTTTACCAATACAGCAAACATATCAGCAGGCACATATATTGACACAACAGATGCCGCAAATGGTGTTGTGACATTTACTATACCAGAAAACAGATATACTGGTAACATTTTACCAAGCACAAGGTCAAATGTTGTATGCACGGTTGTTAGTTTTCAATGGGAAACAAATGATACTCCTGTTCAAAAGGATCAAAATAGATTTTGTATTTTAGAAAGATATGATCCACAAGTAGGCAAAGTTCCCGGAGATCCAGCAGACGAAGCCACTTTTGTAATTCTTTAGGAGAATAAATGGCTAATATAACTGCACAATCCTCTTTTGCAAATATAACTGTAACAGAAAACTTAGCAAATATTGTAATCACTGACACAGACAGTGGCAGTAACGTTAATGTTACAACAACAAACAGTCTAATTAATGTATCTTCAACTACCACTAACGTAACAGTTAGTGAAGTAGCAACTATATCCAATGCCCTGACAAGACGAGCTTTTAGTGTTACAGACAACACTCCTGCAGATGTAAATACCAGTCTAACATACAGTAATATTAATGGTGTATTTACATATACTGGTATAGATACAGCAAATATAAGAAGTAAACTCAGTGCCTCAGACGCAGGTGGTGATGGTTCTTTTGGATACGATAGTGCTAATGGTATTTTTACATATACAGGTCCTAGTGCCAGTGAAGTAAGAGCACATTTAAGTGCAGAAAATGTCACAAGTAATATTACAGTTTCTGTGGGCACTTATTTTGGAGGTGCAACAGGAGACCGTTTATTAGCATTTAGTAATAGTATTCCAAGACATTTAGAAGATGGTGATCCAATATTTTTAAGTGGTTCTACTAATGCAAATTTATCCAGTATAAACAATACAGTATTTTTTGCAGGTAATATATCAACATCATCTATAACATTATATACAAGTTTTCCATCTACACCTTATGTAAGTGGTTTAGGAGCAGAAGATGCCGGTGGATTAACATTAGAAAGTGTAGATGTAAACAAAGGATCTTTGGCTTATAGTAATGCAAATGGAGTATTTTCATATACAGGTATCACAAATGCAGATTTTGTATCTTTAGCTCAACTTCCTTTAGCAACATCCAATTCAGGCAGTTTTGAAGGTGAAGCAGTAAGTCCAATACAATTTTATGGATACAATGGAGTAGATAGTCAATTCTTTAAGACTTTTATAGACAATAGTTATGAACAAATAGGATTTAAAAAGGGAGATTTAATCTTCGATAGTAGATTTATTGATTTGCATTGGCAGACAAATGTTATTAAACGTTCTAGTAGAGGTAATGATACAAGTCTAAAACAAACTTTAACAAATCCATATGACGGTTGGCCTAACAGTGACAGTGGTGGTAAAAAAGTTTTAACTTTTGCAACTTTTGATGATGTTAGAGGTAGTGCTCAATATAATAACATGCCTAAGGGTGTTCAAATTGCACATGGAACAATTTTTGATGATATTGAAGTAATTAACCTTGGCCAAGGAATACGAGTATCTTCTAGTAGAGAATTTACTGTTACTATGGTGCAGGATTCAACTGGAGGTCATGACTTTGATAGTGGTTTGTATTTAAATAGTAATGTAACACAAACAGAAGCCAACGGTTATATACATTTTGTAAATGATATCAAAAATCTAGACACTACCCCAGGTGCAGTAAATGTTGTAAAATTCCATTGGACAAATAATATTACAGATGGAACTGCTACAACAAACCAAGAACCTAACGAAAGCCCATCAGTAATAATAGAAATACAAAGACCGGATTTCCCATATTCAACTATAAATGGTAACCTTGCTGTTACAGGAAATCTTACAGCAAATTACTTTTTAGGGAACGCAGATTTACAAACTTTAACAGCAGATGATTTTAATACAGCAAATTTAACAGTTACTAATAGTTTTGTTGCAGAAAATGTTACACCAAGTGGTGGCACTTTTACAGTAAATGGTGAAGGCAGTATAACAGGTAATTTAGTTGTAGGCGGCAACATAGATTACACCCATGTAAATGACTTATATGTTGCAAACACAGAAATAGTTTTAAATGCTAACAGTAATGTTGATTCCAACGTGCAAATTACAGTTAATAGACCAGTAGGTGGATCTAATGCACATTTAAAATGGGACGAAGGTTCAGATAGATGGTTATGGAAAATTAATACCGCTGACGAATATGAATTTGTAGGTATTAATAACAGTAGTAATACATTTGTAATAAATTCTAATGCAGAAATAACCACAGATAAGTTTACAATAAATCAAACCAGTTTTGGTCCTGGTGCATTAGACGGTGGTGCATTTAATTTAATAGGCTCCAGTGCAACAAATGATCATGCTAAAATGTTTATGGGAAGATCTTTTGGTATAAACATATTTGGTGGTGACAATATTGTTACAAACCATTTAGGAAATATTAGAGGAGCATTTTTACAAACTACTCCAGTTGCTGATACTAGTATGACAATAGGTGTAGAAATAGGTAATGAAGCAATAGCAAACTTAAATTATTCAAATATATCCTTATTTAGAGATGTTGTTTCTAATGCTGATATTACTACTACAGGTAATTTACAAGTTAATCCAGATACCCTAGTAGGAGGCTTAAAAGGTTTAACATTTGATGCATCCACAAACCGTTTGGGACTGGGAACAACTACTCCTTCAGCGGCACTACATATTGAAAGTGATGATGATCATGATTCACAAATATACATGTTTGATTATCATGATGCTGGAACAAATGATATTAGATTTTACAAAGCAGATGGAACAAAAGCATCTCCTTTAACAGTAGCAAGTGGTGATCTTGTAGGAGAACTTAGATATTCAGCATATGACGGCACAGGATTTGAAGAAAGATTCTTTGACAGAGTATTTATAGATGGTGCTGTAGCAGAAGAACAAGTGCCTATGGGAATGTCAGTAGAAACCAGATTAGATGGTTTACAATCTAACAGTATTAAATCTATATTTAAATTAAGATCTAACGGAACACTTCAAACAGGTGAAATGGGACAAAATGATGATACTTCTGGTGTTAAATTCTCAGTCACAAAAGAAGGTAATGTATCAACAGAAGGCCAAATAAGATCATCTGGTAAAATATTCAATGATGTTATAGGCGCAAATATAGAAACACTGGGTAATATTGTGGGTGCCACATTAACAGATGGACAGATGTCAATTACAGGCGGTGCTATTACAAACGGAACTTCAGCAACATTTAGCGGAAGTGTCCAAGCAGGAACATTTACAGGTGAAGGTTCAGACTTAACAGATGTTCGTGCAGAAACAATT